CATAGCAACCGCTACAACAATACCAACCATATTCTTAATTGGCATGGCTACTGATGTGTTATCTGATATCTTCATTGTGGCATCGCTTGTTCCATTATTACAACATCTGGATTATCTTTTAGATATTGTATCTTTAAATTATCCCAATGTCTTCCATCTGGTTGTTTATTTTCTACTACTCCTACAACCCCTAGTTTATTACACATATTAAATAGTTCTGCAAATTCTATAGGTGGAGGGCTTATTCTAGGTATTCTTTTACACTCTTTTATGAGTTCAAGTTGGGTTTTTAATTTACTTTTCTTTCTTTGCTCTGCAATGTAGTCCTCATCACATACAGCACCTAAAGGCATTCTAAATCTAAAACCTACTATTTGGTCCTGATACTCACTACTCGTGCCTGTTTTAAATTCTCTTTGTCTAACTTCAGTATAAGGTTCGAAGCTACCTCTTTCACAGGCATAACTACCGTCGTTTAGATATTCATTCTTTGCTTCTGCGTAAGTTGCTACGCAAAGAAAAAATACAATCCATAATAAATTATCTCGTAAGGTCTTTAAGGTCATAGGTATGATCCCTCACTGTGTCTGCTAGTTGTCTATATAAATTTTCAGCCATAGTCCACGTTGCTTCAGCTGATGATAGTCTTGTGTTTTGATCTGCAATATTTTTTTGTGCTTGTTTTAAATCTCTTGTAAGATCTACAATCTCTTGTTGGTTGGCTGTAATAGTATCTGTTAAAGATAATACATATCTTACCGATGTAAATGTTCCGGCTATGATTGCTGCCACAACAGGAACAATTACAATATTCTTTTTAAACCACTCTAGTTTACTTTTTGGTTTTACTTTTTTCATTACTTATAAAAACCTTTAAAGATCCATTCGACCCACTTGTCCCATAGACCTTTAATCTTATTCCATATTTTTTTAATCATTTTTTTTCTCCTCAATTTCGTAAAAGAAGTTGTCTGTATCTTCTGTTCTCCACTTCCTACTATCTTCTACATTCCACTCATTTGTTTGTACTTTCCAATCAGGAATTTCATCCTTAACCGTGAAAGAAGGTATGTCCCATATTAATCTATTGTTTGGCTGAGCCGCATAATTGCCATCATCTAAAGCAAGTATGTGAGCGCACTTATGTTCGTGCGGAATTTCCGAATGATCGGTGTCTAGTATATTACTCTCTGGATGAGCAAAATCAATAGTAAATAAATAAGCACCGCTGTGCCATTTTTTATCTTTACCAATGTATTTACCAGATTGTCCGTCTAAAATATCCCAAGAAGTAACAGCAGGATAATAAGAAAAAGAATTCCAGAGTTGAAGTTCATCAAGTCTGCGATTGGGAACAGCTTCCGGTTTAAAACCACGTTGAATAAAAGCCGAAATTGGTAGACGATAAAAGATTGCACCACTTTCCATAATGCAATGAAATAAGATTGCACGACCGGTAAGCGCTGACATACCAAAGATAATACAGTCTTCAACTTCACCATGATGTTTTTTACAATCATATAAATACTCTCTTCTTATTTGAGCATATGTTACAGGAATGTTTGCGTTTAAGTAAGCCATAATTAATCATAAATATCCCCCCAATTTTTGCCTGATTCATAGTCAACTTTGTTAGGGACTTCTAAACTAACAGCATTTTCCATAATTTCAACAATTTTTTTAGCATGTTTATCTGATTCTACAGAAACATCTAATTCATCATGAATTTGTATATGGGCTACAATACCTTCCTTATATAATTCTAACATAGATTTTTTTGTCATGTCAGCTGCAGATCCTTGTATTAATTTATTTAAAGATTTATATGTGTAAGCTCTTTTGATTCCCGGTCCGTGTTCCCTGAGTGCATCTTCATGAGGCAATGCTTTGTGCATACCAAACATATTAGGCTCCCATAAAGGAAACCTACAAAGTCTTCCTAATAAAGTCCTAATCTGACCACGTTCTTGAGCTCTGTTTGATGCACTATTCATTAACTGTTTAACAAAAGGTACTTTTGCATGATACTGTTCAAATAGTTCCGCAGCTTTTTCTTTCGATACACCTAGCTCAGCTTGTAGTTTTGCTTTACCCATACCATAAAATAAACCAAGATTAATAACCTTAGCTTGTGATCTTGGTATGTTAGCCATATCGGCTACTGTTTTGTGAAAGTCTGTTGCTACATCATCTTTATAAGAATCAACAACATCATAGACAGATGGAAATTTATGTAAGGATGCATAATGTACAACTAATCTAGGCTCTTGTTGTGAGTAATCAAAACAACCCCATGTACATTCTTTTTCAGGTAAAAATAAAGATCTAATCATAGGTCCAAGATCCTTGTTTCTTGCAGGAAGTTGTTGCAAATTTGGATTTGAATAACTAAATCGGCCTGTAACAGTGCCTCCTTGATCTGATCTTATTTGATTAATATCGGCATGTATTCTACCTTTATGTTCATATCTAATTATGGTATCAATAAAAGTAGTGTGAGCCTTGTTAATTTCTCTAGCTTTTGCTATTTTCTGAACTAGAGGATGTGGGTGTTCTTGTAAAAAATTTTTAGTAAAGGAGGGAGCCTTTGATTTCTCGGTTGTTTCATACCCTAACCCAAGCTTGTCAAAAATTTTGGCAATGGATCGTGCTGCCCATATTTGAGTATCTAATCCTGTTTCTTTTTTTACTTGGTGCAGTAATTGCTCTTCTTGTGTGGATAATTGTTCTTTCAATTTATGAGCTCGTTCGACATCGACCCGGACGCCTTTAAATTTCATATCAACTAAACAAGGAAATAGGTCTGTTTCAAGATTAAAAATAGATTCTATATCTTGATCTATAATTTCTTTTTTAAATATTTGCCATAATTCTAATGTAAGTTCTGCATCTTTTTCTGCATAAGCTCCTACATGCATTGCAGGGAGTTGCCACATATCCGCTTTTGGATCTAAACCTCTAGATTTTGCTTCTTGATTTAAGGCTTGTTCATTTTTACCGTGTCCTAGATAGTCCCAAGATATAGAGTTTAAAGAATATTGAAATCGGTTTTCATCAATTAAGGATGCTGCAATCATTGTATCTACAACAAGACCATTTATTTTAATACCCATTTGTCTAATCCAACAAACATCATACATTGCATTGTGAAATATTTTTATAGCATCGGTTGCCATAATATCTTTGAACCATTTTAAGGTACGCTTCTTATCCATATTAGGTCCTGAGCCGTGAGCAATGGGAAAATAAAACTTTCTTCCTGGTACAGCTACAGCGATACCTACAACTTCACCATTACCAATAACTGAGCCAGATCCTTTTTTCTTAAGATCAGGATCTCTTGTTTCTAAGTCAACAGCAATCTCATCGTATTGTCTTAGATCAGGATATTCTTCAGGTTCTATCCACTCTGTCTGAGCTGTAAATAAAGGTACTCTCACTTCTTAACTTTCATATCATTTAACTTTTTAATTTCTAATTCGCAATAATGTATTATCTTCTCTAGATCTTCTATACCATTTTTTGTAAGATATCTACATACATATTTCACAACATTCCCCTGAAAGAACGAAAGATTATTTTTTGAAATAAACTCATACGGTTGAATGTGAAAAGATTTATAATGTTTTCCTCCTATCTGCTTATCTTGTGGAAAAGCTCCTTTAAATATATCTTTATTTGTCATAATTGATAACCATACCTTTCTTTTGCGGGTTTTAAGATGTAAAGATTATGCCTAGATCTAGTTGCTCCTACATACCAAACTCTATGTTCTTCATCTTCTTTATCTTGATTTAACTCTACTGAGTCTCTTATCCTTTTGGTATTATCTAAAACCAAAATAACATTATCTTCTTCTCCACCCTTCGCTCCGTGAATGGTAGATACTTCTATTCTAGGTTCCTCAGATAATTTTTCTTTGTTACCTAACATTGTTCTGATGTAAAAACATTCTTCTTGATCTGCGTTAACAAAAACTTGATACCATATATCTTTTTTAGAATAACCAATGTCTTCCATGTTTATTTCTAATTTGTTTTTTAATTTATTTTCAGGAAAATTTGCAGATAAATAATCAAATATATCCTTACAATCAGATATACTTATGTTATTGCCTTTTATAAGTTCTCCCCATTTTAATATACATTTATATAATTTAGCATCATAACTTTTTCCATATTTTGTTTTATAAAACATACTTATTTCTCTAAGCTGTTTACATATTTTATCTCTACGATAAGTAGTTCTTGTTAGTATTAACCATTTGTCTTTAGTTAAATCTAAGTTATCTGTATTAAAAATATACTCTACCTTTCCGTTATTTCCTTTTTTAGCTAAATAGTTTTTTTGTTTCCTTACTTTAATTCTACTTAATATTACATTAGAAATATTTTGAACAGATAAAGGGACTCTTTCTGATTGGTCTAGTATTATTTCTTTTGCGGGTTCATTTAAAAATCTTTTTACATCAGCTCCTGCCCAAGCAAAAATTGCTTGGTCGTCATCCCCTGCTAAATAAAGATGCTTACATTTTGTTTTTAAAACATCAAACATATTCCATTGAATAGGAGATAAATCTTGGGCTTCATCAATAAAAATAACTTCTAGTTCCTCACATTTATCTTTCATTTTTACAAATAACTCAATCATATCGTTGAAATCATATAAGGTATTATTTTTTTTAAAATGATTATAGTTCATAAAGATATGACCTAATGTTTCATAATCTATTTCTCTACTCCATTCATTAGTATTAAATTCTTCTTCTACGGAAATATGTTTTACTCTAGCTTTATTTATAAGTTTAAAATAATCACTGTTAAAATTTAAATAACCACTTTCATCACCACTGTCTGTAACTCTTAAATTTAAATCCTTACCTATTTGTTCGTAATGTTCTGGTTGCATTACCCTATCTTCACTCATACTAATAGTTTGAAAAGCGAAAGAATGTAATGTTCTAAAGTTTATTAAATCATCTTTGCTCAATAAATGGGATACTTCCTTATCTTCTAATAATCTATCTTTAGCTTCTTTTGCTGCTTTCTTTGTAAAAGCAAAATACCCAATCTTTTTAGGATTTATTTTTTTATTTAAAATATAGTCCTTAACATAATTTAATAGAGTTGTTGTTTTACCTGTACCGGGAGGACCAAATATTTTTGTAATCATTAAAATAT